CGTTCGGCTACGAAGTTATCAAGTCTGACCCGGATCAAGGCGGCAAGACGCGCCTACTGAAAGAACTGAAGCTGTACGAAATCAGCGTGGTCTCCTGGAGCATGAATCCTATGGCGGCCATCGAATCCGTCAAAGGAGAGGAGGACGCCATGGCCAAGAGCAAAGCAGAAGCAGAAGAGGCAGCCGCCCTCGCCAAACTGGCGGAGGAGGACCGGCTTCAGAAGATCCGTGAGGCGGAGGCCCTGGAAGAGGCCGCAAAGAATTCCCCCATTGCGGCGGCTTGCAAGGCCTACCGCGCACAGATTCAGACTATGACCCTCAAGCAGGCGATTGTTCTGCAGACTACCGCCATGCGAGGGAAGGGATAGCCTTTCCCACTCCCCCACTCCCCAGGGAGCCGGAGGAGCCGGAGAAGGGCAGCGCAGCGTCGAGCCGGGGTGACCCACTCGAAAGAGAGACCGAGACCGAAGTCCGAACGAATCATTAAGGAGAACTTATACAATGGCTGAAACGACCAACGACCTGCGCGAGCTGCATCAGGCATTCGGCGAATTCAAGACCGTGAACGATGCGGTCCTTCTGGAAATCAAACAGTATGGCAAGGCCAACGGCGAGTTGGTGGAGAAGGTCGAGAAACTCCAGACCGCCATGGATGCCAAAGAAACGGTCATCAACGCGCGCTTTGAGGCGGCGGAGAAACAGGCCGCGGAGCGCGCCACCCTCTACGAGAAGCTGGAAGAACTCACCGCGACCATCGGTCGCAAGGGCTCCTTCTCCAGCGCCAAGGAAGAGCATGAGGCCGGCGTTGCCCTCTGCAAGTCCGTTTTCTTCAAGGCCCTCCGTTCCACCGTCGATCACCGGGCAATCCGGCAGGCCGGCGTCCTGGAGCCGGAAGAGCTGAAGGCCCTCATCGTCAGCAATGACAAGACGGGTGGCTATCTGGCGCCTCCGGAGTTCATTCAGGAGATGCTGGTCAACGTGGTCGAGTACTCCCATATCCGGTCAATCGCCCGGGTTCGGACGACTTCGGCCGGTTCCGTCCAGATTCCGAAACGCACCCAGACGGCCGCCGCTGCCTGGACCGCGGAGAAGATCACCCGCGCCGAAACCCAGAACCCCTCCTTCGGACTGGAAGAAATCAAGGCGCACGAAATGTCCGCCCTCGCCAAGGTCTCCCATGTGGACCTGGAGGATTCCGTTTTTGACCTGGAGGGCTTCCTGCGCGATGAATTCGCCGAGCAGACCGGCCTGACGGAAGGAACGGCCTTTGTCTCCGGCAACGCCATCGCCAAGCCGGAAGGTTTCCTCACCAACGCCGATGTCGCCTACGTCGCTGGCGGCGACGCGAGCCTCATCACGGGAGATGGCCTCATCGCCCTCTACTTTGAGTTGAAGGAACCCTACCTCATCAATGCAACCTGGACGATGTCCCGTTCGACGTTGAAGGCCGTCCGGACCCTCAAGGAGACCACGACGGGGCAGTACCTCTGGGCACCAGGGATCAAGGCTGACGCCCGCCCTGCGACGATCCTGGACCGGCCCTACATCACTTGCCCGGATATGCCGGCCATCGCCAGTAACGCCTATCCGGTCGCTTTCGGGGACTTCCGGCGCGGCTACCTGATTGTAGACCGGCTGCAGCTCGATGTCATGGTGGACCCTTTCACTTCCAAGTCGACCGGCATGGTGGAATTCTCTGCCCGTCGGCGCGTGGGCGGGCAGGTTGTCCTGGCCGAAGCAATCAAAAAGCTGAAGATCGCCACGAGCTAGTCTCCAGGCGAAGTGCAAAAAGAAACAAGGAGAATACGAAATGCGAGAACTCTATAACAATGTCAAGGTGGCTGCAGCGATCGTCAACGCGACTATCTCCGCTTCCGGCAATGGCGCGGTGATCGACCTGCAGGGCTACCAGTCCTGCATGTTCGCCATCGTCGTCGGCTCACATCCTGGTGTCGGTGCCTCAGATACCCTTGCCTTTGCCATTCAGGAGGGGGATGCCTCCAATGGCTCTGACATGGTGACTGTGACCGATACGGATCGCCTTTTGGGCAGTCTCACCTTGGATGCCAGTGGGGATGCGGCGACCGCCTACAAGGTCGGGTTCGTCCCTGGGGTCAAGCGGTATGCCCGTCTGACTTACACGGAGGCTGGCCTCTTCAGCGGGGACGTTGCGGCCGTCGCCATCCTCGGTCACTCGAACCACGCCCCCGTCGCCTAACTTGCTCCGGCGAGTCTGAAACCAACCGGCCCGTCGGTTCTCCTTCTGTGGGGACTGGCGGGCCTTCCGTTTAAGGGAAGGAATTCAATGATTACCACTCAGGCAGTTCACGCAACAGGCCATGGCCTAGATATGACGGTGGGTCCAGTCACGACCCCCCTTACACTGGCTGAGTTGAAAGACATCCTCAAGATTACAATCTCTGCCGATGACGCAGAACTGGCTCTCCTCATCCCCGCGGCAACCCAGCTCATTGAGCAGCGATGCGGGGTCGCCATGATGCAGCAGACTTGGGAACAGGTTCAGGACACGGCGCCCTCCCCTTACAAGATCCTGCGGAGGCCAGTCCTCTCCCTCGTCAAGATTGAGTACATGGCCGACAATCAAGCAACGACCTGGACCCTCCTGAACTCTTCGTATTACTACTCCTCCAGGCGCAAAGTGGTCGCTATTGGCAGCTGGCCGGCGACGCGAGATGTAGGCGGATGGAAGACGACCGTCAAGATCGGGTATGCCACCCTGGGGGACGCCCCTACCTCAGAACAGCTTGCGACAGCCAGAGCCGCAGTCCCTGCGAATCTCCGCCTGGCAGTCGCGCAGTTCGTTGGGCATATGTACGAGAACAAAGAGGGCGAGGGCGCCGACCTGAAGTATGAGGTCATCGCCAAGAAGTACGGCGCACTGCCTCCG